CATTTTATCAAGACGGGGGGAGTGTATTGCCTTGGAATGGAACTATGATAAGAACACTACGCAAAGTTAATAAAGATTTATTTATTATAGTAAAGAAAATGGTATTTAAAATCGCGCCTTCTACGGCTACAAGTGTCCAGTTTAACAACAATGATTTTCCAGTTTTACAACGCAAGATTGTAAGTTTAAAACCTCTTTTAGGAACAATTACTTATGGAGATGACGGAACAGCTGGTAATTTTAATAAAGACCTTTATATGTGGGGAAGTTATGTTTATTGTAATGACACTATAGATAACTTAGCAGTAAGTCCAGCTTTAAAACCAATTGATGTTTTATACTTTGTTGATTTAGAATATAAAGATATTTAAAAAACGGCAAGGAGGGATATGATAACTCTAAAGAAAATAACTTAATTATATAATTAATTTACTCTTCTATTTATATATACTTATATGTTAATCTATCTTACTTGTCGTTTTTGTTCTTTTAACAGTAATCTAAATCCATATTTGCGTTAGCAAACCCATCATCAATTACGTCAGTTATTCCTTCTTGTTTGACTAAAGTATTATTAGAAATTTCGTAAATGTCCCATCTATCTAAACTTAACTTTTCAGTTTCAGGCGGATAATTACTAAAAACTATTATATGTGGAGGATTAATAACTTTACATCCTGTTTCATACTTGGTATTACATATTATACCGTTTTTAATTTCTTCTAATGATTTATAACTTATATTATTTTTATTATCTCTTGGGACATCTAAAATAACAATATTTAAACTTTTAAATAGGACATAGTTATAAACCATATTAATAATATCAGACTTTTTCCCTTCAGTAATATATAAACTATCATAAGTATGTATTAGATATTTGCTAAAAGCTGACTTACCAACTTTACCTTTATTTTCATAAACCCATATTATTTTTCTATCTTCAGGTTCTACCAAAAGTAATTTTTCTAAATCCGCTTGCCAAGGTTTTAATACTTTAATAATCTTAAGAGGTTGAGGAATTATACAGTTAATTGATTTATCATAATTGTTGTCTTTTGAACAGTAAATAATATTATCAAGTTCCGTTCCTTTACACCTTTCCCAATGAATTCTATTATTTAATTTAAATTCTAAAGGACGGGCTTTTTTATGAAGATATATATAGCCTTGTAAATGGGGAGTGCCACACTCCCCCACTTCTTTACCAATAATCCACTTTAAACAAATAATACTGAACTTATTTTTTAAGTCTATAATATCTTGCTCCTCATAATTATTTAAGGTAAAACACCACTGCTTGGATTGAACCACTTTAACTTTTTTAGGTTTATTTTGATGGAGTTTAGTATTACCTCCATCAAAATTTGGTTGCTCTTTTTGCTCCTTTTTCCTGTTGATTTTTGTCATATTAAATATACTATAGATTTTATTTTTTTTAAAATAAACGCGTTTAAAATAATAAATTTATTTTCTCATGTAATATTATATATACAACAAATGGTAAATGTACCAAAAACCAGAGCAAGAACAAGAAAGACTTTCAAGAAAAGAATTGCTGTTAAAACTGTTAGAAAAGCTGTTAAGCCTTCTAAGATGCTTACTAAAGCTGTAAAACAAGTAATTTATACAGAAGCGGAAACAAAACATACTCCTATTGATGAAACAGAGTATGCCTTTACTGCTTCTTCGGGTGTATTACAACCGTCGGTTAATTTAGCAAATTGTTTAACTATGTCTCAAGGTACTGGAGATGGAAACAGAATAGGAAATAAAATACATGTGTCTAAAGCTAACTTAAATTTAATTGTTAGAAGAAATGACACCGCATCTTCAATATCACCTTGTGAAGTACATCTATTTATTGGTTATTTAAAACAAGAAAGAAACACAGCACCAGATGCTTTTTATGCTACTTCATTTTATCAAGACGGGGGGAGTGTATTGCCTTGGAATGGAACTATGATAAGAACACTACGCAAAGTTAATAAAGATTTATTTATTATAGTAAAGAAAATGGTATTTAAAATCGCGCCTTC